AACTTAACGTCTGTCTGATCGTTGTTGATCTGTGCGAACAACTGAATAGACTGACTAACTAGTGTCCCGCCGTTCGTAGACTTGATGTAGAATTGTCCTTGGGTAAACGTATCTGCAGGGGTTTCGAAGATTACCTGTCCAGCAGTGTTACCAAATGAGTACGAAACTGTGGAGTTAAGAAACGTCTGAAATAGATTAGAGAAGTTATTGTTGACTTTGCTAAACGCAACACGTAATGGATCGCCCTCACCGTCGTTGGGATTGGCTCCGATGTTGATAACTTCTTGTGAATAAAGCGGGGTTGTACTCATGTTAGCCTTCCATCTTGTCAAGTATTTATCAGTGGAAGACCCAATTCACTTTTTGGTAGCGGCCTCGAATATTTCTTTTTGCCTAATATACCACTCATTCCAACCCTCAACCTTGCGGCTGCATTCGTGATATAGCATGTAGTTGTCAACTACAGTCCTAGTGTATTGACTAAGTGTCATGTCTTCAGTAGCTTCCTGAAGGACAGCACATCTTTCTTGTAAAGTCGCCGGGGCTTCTGGAAAAGTAGCAGTGACAGGAGCAGTGTGGATAGCACAGCCAGATAAAGCAAGAATCATAGGAAGAGCTACTAATTTCTTCATTCGGGTTCTCCGTCTAATCTAGCAGGGTCTAGCGTTGCTGCTGCATTATGAGCGCGAATGACTTCAGCAGGAACTTCACAGGTGTTATCATACTTGACAACTTCACGATCAACATACTGAACGATGGTTTCGCCCTGCTGGCGAATTACACGAGTATCTTGTACGATTCTCTCGACTATTTCAGTATTTGTTTTCGCTGATCTTGCTTCAGCTTGGGCTAGCCTTACTTGTAGTTCCGACACCGATTTAGCAGTAGCTGCTTTGTAGTCTGATGCGCCCTGAAGATAGATACCGCACACGAGTAGAACCAAAGAAACAAGCTTGATTGGAAGATTGTATTGAGCGATGAGCGGAACCTTGCTCATAAACGAAGCTGCTAACAGCCCTACGATGCCAGCTACGATTAGCAGCGGGATGACGAAGTGTGGTAGAAATGCGATGATCCAAAGTACATTCATGATATTAGTTATGCCCCTTTTGTACGTAAAAAGTCTTAACTTTATTTATCATGAACTCTGTTTAGATCAAAGTTTACACTTTAAATTCCATATAAGGAGCAATATCATTGTCAAATATCTGCGCCATCGTGTTATACAAGGCTTCACGCTCACGCTTAGTCATGCCTGACGTAAGAGTGTACATTCTATCGTCTTCACTAATTTCAAGTCCATAGTCATGACGAAAGGTCATGCACATGTTGTTGATGACTTGTTCTCTGGTCACTGCTTCACCCATTTTAATTTGTTGTTCAATAGCACCGTTCGTTGATCATCTTCTGCTAAGTTATCACATAAATCAAAAACAATATGAATCCTATCCTCAGTGCCGGCATTCATTGCACAGTGATAATCTTTTACCTTAACTAAGTAAGCATTTCCGATCGGTAAATGCCAAAGTCTGCCATCTACAACAACAAATGCACTATCATTGGTTTTCAGTGGAATGTGTACTCGCCAACCATCTATATCCTGATGAAAAGAATAGGTAGATCGAGGTGACAAGTTGAGCATACGCACTCTGCCGTACTCTCTAATACCTAGAGCGGTTGCGATAGATTGAAGCACTTCTGTACCCTGAACCCAACTGTTAAAACTCTCAAGTAGTTCTAAATTTATCTTTCTACCACTATCACGCAAGTCCCCTGTACCGTCCCAGCCTTCAGCCGTACGTAGTCCAATCTGTTTCTTACCCGACAACTGCTGATCTAGGTATGGCTGCAAAGAAGTGATGAGAGAATCCGAATCAATCGGGGCCAGCAACCTTACTGAGCCTGCATGAGTAGGACAAAGGATCATCTCATCGCGCGTCATACTGCCATCTCTGCCTTGATTGCTGCGTGACTCTTATAGTCAACTAGCACTATGTCAGTCATCGAGAATTTGTCAATATCTTTTATCTCAGGATTTAGGGAAAGTGCAGGCAATGGGTATTCTTCTCTGCTCAACTGCTCCTGAACCTGATCAATATGATTCTTATAGATATGCGTATCACCAGTAGAGATAATTAACTCACCTACCTGCAAATCACATACCTGAGCAATCAGGTGAGTAAGCAAAGCATAAGATGCGATGTTGAACGGCAAGCCTAAGAACACATCAACGCTGCGCTGATACATATGACAGCTTAACTTTCCATTACTCACATAGAATTGACTCATAACGTGACACGGAGGTAAGGCCATCTGATCTAACTCCCCGACGTTCCATGCACTAAGGATGTGCCTACGTCCGTTTGGATCAGTCTTGAGTCCTTCAATCAGATTTGCAATCTGATCAATGTCGTTCATAATCTCAATTGGGGTAGAAAACCATGCGCCAAATTCGTCCTGATGGACTATATCATCGGCTGTGACGTTAGGTCCCTGTCTCCAGTGTCTCCACTGAACTCCATACACCCTTCCCAAATCTCCGGGAAACTTTGCTTTAGGTTGCCAGTAATCTGCCTCAGCATTTCCCTTCCAGATCGTACTACGCTCTGTGTCTCTTGATCCGTGTAGAATTTCAGCAAGCCTTCTCTCATCACCTGTTCCTTCTAAAAACCACAACAGTTCACTAACGACGGATTTCCAAGCTAGCTTCTTAGTAGTAACAGCCGGGAAGCCTTTGGTCAAGTCAAATCGCAATTGACGGGCAAAGACGCTGATAGTACCTACGCCGGTGCGATCATCCTTCTCTTCACCGTTAGTTAAGATGTCTTGCAGTAAGTCATGATACTGGTTCATTTTCTCTTCCAAATCTGATATTCGTGATCAGGGAATACTTCACTATATGTCTGATCAAAGTTAGCTTCAATATATAGCAAATCTACAAACGTATCACAAGTGTAATGGTCATGTACCTTAGTCAGATGGATTTCATTAATGAAGGGCCAAGACTGCTCTATTAATTTTGCTCCGCCGATTAGCCAGTAGAAATCAGTATGATTCATGATATCAGATACACATGTTACCCCTTCGTGTTCAAAGGGTCTTGATGTAACAACAATATTGATACGATTGGGTAGTGGTTTCTTCGGTAAGCTATCCCACGTGTTGCGGCCCATGATAACTGTCTGTCTATCAGTGAGACGCTTGAATCTTGGCAAATCGCCCTGGATATTATTCCAGGGCAATCTGTTCTGATATCCTATCCCACCGTTCGGATCGGTTGCAATGATAAGCTTCATAGCCCTTTCAATAACTGATCGGTTTCTGGTTGCACTGTTTCCGCTATACATTGCACGTTGAGAACAAACTCGATACCTGTTACCTCATCATCTAGGTCAGTAAGTACTTTACTTACTGCATCTTCTACCTGATCAGGATCAAGGCCGTCTTTCAAGAGACGTTCAATGTTGATAGTTCGTTGTCGTTTCCGTTCGAGTTTAAGAACTAACTTCTTGATAAATTCGACTGGAATCTTTTGCTTATCAACACCCTCTAGTAAACGTTCCCATTTACTCATAAACTCGGGTGACATTCACTCTTTACCTTACGCTGCTGCTACTGGAGTTTTCTTAGGACGACCTTTTGTCTTAACGGGGGTTGAGTCAAGCGTGGGGGAGGCTGCCGTAGAAGGATCAAGACTACGTGCTTGCTCGACTAACCGTTGTGCTTCTACTAGGAGTCCGTTTGCCTCACGATTCATACGGTCGGCTTGCTGTCGTAGATTAGCAGCAAGAGCAGTGTCGCCTAATACGTCGCCCGACGCTGCTTGAATTGGTGCGGCGTCTAGACTAGGAACTGCGTCGCCGCGCATACGTCTTGCTACAGCAGCAGGGTCTTGCATTCCCATCTGACTATCCATGTCAGCCAACTTCTTGACTGCTTCTTCACCCATCTTCATTTCATCAAGAATCTTGTTAAGTTCATTCAACTTGATGCGAGTGTTTGGAGCAGGGGTCATTACGATGAGTTCAGTCTGAACCTTCTTTAACATGCCTTCAGCGTGAAGCTTCTGAAGGATGATTTGTCCGTCTGTAGTATAAGAACGGTTGAGAGCCTCAGCTAAGTTTTCACTGCTCTGGCCGATGTCACTTTCAATACATTTTACAAGCGGGTCGTGAATGTTGCGATTTAGCGTTTCAGTGTAAACAACCAAGGCCATGTGCGGTTCGCCGGGAACTTCGCGGAATACTACCGCTACTTTGCGGTCTCCTTGCTTACCTACGTGTCTTAAAAAAGCCATTGTGTTTTCTCCTTAAGGTTTTTATAGCACAAGTATTTAACAGGATAAAACAATGCTAAAATATTTTATGACCAACGCAATATGAATAGCATCAAGTGTTTCTCTTCACCGAACCAAAATACGTAGTCCGGCTCAGCCTGATAATTCCAAACTGTTTCCATACTGCTGGGTCGATATCCGGGACCACCGAATGTGGTATAACACCAATAGACCATTTCTTCCAACTCTGTAAACGAGTACATGATTGGATTGGCACAATGTAAAGGTGTCCTATCATCGGACATGTATTTTTTGTGGTCTAGGACAAATGTGCCTATACGTTTGGGCGTCGGTTCAACATCATCTATAATGATTGTAGTTGCTTTAACCCCACGTAAGTTCATAGAACATTGCTTCCTTTGGATCCTCAAATGTAGGAGTGTACTCGGTTTCAAAGACTGTACGGCGTTTGATATGTGTAGAAAAGCGTCCACGCAGCCTTTCTAGAATCCATATCGTTGATTCAGGGGTAAGAGGAGTGGAAGTCTTGATGAAATGTTCGGGGTTTACTGCCAACTCACGTTCAGTGAACCAAGTTTGTAGATTAATATTTTCAATTGTCTTCGTCATCACACACTAATATGTAAAGTTCTTCCAGCTTAAGTAGCTGGTCATTAAGAGTAGGATTTGTTTCTGCTAGTTTGCAGATTTTTAGCAGGCGTTCTTTGCGTTTCGCTAGACGATTGGCCTTCTCTAACCATTCATGCGTGTTAGGAAGGGCGCGGGATGACGATCCATGCCCTATTGCATAGACCGTCATTCCCTTATCAGGCGAGTCGTTAGTCACTTACCCTTCCGGTGATCGTCATAGAGCGCAAACGTACCGAAGGGCGGGTTCGGGTTGGGGTCACCGTGAATGATCCAAGTCGTATCACAGTAATCCGGATCGCCCCAGCTACCAAACGGATACCCGTCAGTGAAGACGATCAGCCGATTGGGAACGATAGCTTCTTCTTTGAGATACCGAAAGATGCAGTCAAAGTCGGTGCCACCGCCGCCAGCCAGTTCGTAATCATCAATCGTGTCGAGGTTCTCGGAAGTATAATCCTTCGCATTGTAAACACGAGTGTCAAAACAAGCGATATGGATCTTGAAACCATCAAAGATATCCATCATACCTGCAACTTCGCTGATGAACTGCATACCCTGCTTGTTCGAGATAGAACCCGACATGTCGATCATGATAGTGACATCAATCTCTTCACCGGGGTTCATGCCGGGCATGACAGCATCCATGTGCCAACCGCGACGAGAAGGACGCATCCAAGAGTAGTCTGACCTGATAGCAGAGGTCAGATTAGTCTGGATCAGTTCACGCCAGGGCATGACAGGATCAGTCATCTGCTTGATCATGCGTTGAACACCTGCAGGGATAGAACCCGCATCAGCTTGTTGTGCAGCATTGATGATAGACTGCTTCACTTCCTGACGGATTTGTTCCTTCTCGGCTTCTGACAGTTTCGGACGACCTTTGCCCTTCTTGTCGCTGCCTTCACCATCTTCACCCTCACCATCGCCCTCACCATCGCCCTCACCATCAAGGTGATCATCGAGCATCTTGTCGATGAGATCATCGATGCTGATATGCTGTGCATTCTTCATGAGGTCATCGTAGATTTCCTCAGAAGGTACGCTGTCATACTTTGCTTCGAACAACGCAGGGACAGTAGTGATGAACTCGCCAATCTTGTGACGCTTCAAGTCAGCGTTTACAGCATAGTCAACCGCGATGTTCCAGACTTGAGGATCACGATGATCACGACGACCCATGTGATCATAGACAACGTGAAGGACCTCGTGACCGACAAGGAAGTCAACTTCCTTCGGACGAAGCATCATGATGAAACGAGAGTTGTAGTAGAAGTTAAGACCGTCAGTAGCAGCGGTCGTGCACCACTCGTCAGCGTTGATCAGCTTGAGACGAGTAGCGAGGTTGCCGAAGAACGAGTGCTTGAGCAACAGGCTGATACGAGAAGTGATGATGCGTTCACGAGCGTCATTGTCAATCTTCGGATCAGTAGGACCCAAAAGGTTCTCGAACTTTTTGCTGCGAGAACGCTTTTTCTTATCGGGGGAAATAACACTGCTCATTGGGATAGCCTTTAGTTTGATCATGTTGCTAATATAGTGTGAAGCAGGACCGAAGTCAAGCCTTAATGTCGAGTGTTTTTCGGGGAGAAGGCGTCGTCTTCAATCCATTCAATCATATCGTCAGGAAGTTCATCAAGGTCCAACTCACTTACGGGGACAGCATTCTCTAGCATCTCACCGCTGTCTACCATGCGGTTGATTTCCGCAAGGAGTTCGTCCATTTCTTCCTGTGTCATGTCGAGGTTGTCAAAACAACCCGGAGCAAAGATAATATTCATTTTCTTTTCAGTCATTTTTTCCTACTTAGATCGAGGGTCGATCACGGTTTTCGTTCATTTCTTTTGCCATTGCTTTGGCTTCCTCGTCCTTCTCATATTGAGTAAGGACACGACCTTCATAGGTCTGCATTTCTGCCAAATCTGACGCCGAAATACGGGTGAGAATGTCAGCACGGGCCGCGATGCAATGAGCAAGTTCAGCTTGATATGGACTTCCAGACTTTACAGCCGCAGTGAGTCCGTTGATGCGTGACTGACAGTGCCGAAGATGTTGCTGTTCTACAGTATAGGTAAAGAATTTCTTATTAGACATTCGGTCAGTCCTTTCAAAGAGACATGTAATAAAAGGGGAGGGGCTGTCTCGAACCCCTCCCCTAGGAGCTCAGGCTTTACTCGCCTGCTGCCACAATGTACTTACCGTACTTCTTGTGGAAGTCATCGAACGTCTTAAGCTGAGAAGGCTCGATCGGCAGCTTATACGTCTTGAGAGCAATCTTCGAACCCATGACGATCAGTTCAGTTTCGAAGTTCTTCATCATGTATTCGAAGAAGTTGTCGCACATTTCGTGGAACTTCTTCGTGTCAACACGCTTGTTGTCAAGCACATCCTTCAGTTCGTAGCACATAGAAATCGTGAGCGAATACATTGCAGAGATTTCCTTGACATTGAGGTCCTTCACCTTGCCCTCAAGAATAGAGAGGGGGTCGGGCATACGACCAGCAACCTTGCGGTGTGCCATGAACTTCGTAGCGAGACCGTCGCCGACCGAACCTGCGACGAGGTTGAACAGCGTGTCATTATCGATGTTTTCTTCATCAGCGAGCAGATCGCTGACAAAGACCCAAGAACGCGGGGTAGCGAACGCACGAGACGAGCCTTTAGCGTCGAAGTCATAACCGTCCTGCTTAGCGAACGAGAGATAACCAACAACGTCGCGGTGAACGCCCTTGTTGACAGCCCAAGTCTGCCAAGCATTGAAGTCGTAACGCATTTCAAGGTGAATGAAGCGGTTAGCGAGCGGCATCGGCATGCGATACGTGACACCCTTGTCACTGTCGCGGTTACCAGCAGCAACGATAACGACGTTATCAGGCAGCTTGTATTTACCAACACGACGGTTCAGAATAAGCTGATAACCAGCAGCTTGAACTGCGGGCGGGGCCGAGTTCATTTCGTCAAGAAAGAGAACGACGATGGGGTATTGCGAAGCAAGTTCTTCGCTGGGAAGATCGACCGGTTCAGCCCAGTCCATCTTGCTGATGTCTTTGTTGAAGAAGGGAATACCGCGAATATCAGTCGGTTCCATCTGCGCCATACGCAGATCAACCATATAACCACCGAGTTCATCAGTGATATCTTGAACGCATTCGGACTTGCCGATGCCCGGAGGGCCCCACAAGAAGACAGGACGTTTTGCCTTAAACGCAGTGAGAATAGCCCGACGAGCCTGAATAGAAGTGACAGTCAGGGTATCAGAAACATGAGACATATAATTTAGCTCCTTTAAAAAAAATCAAAAATCAAAGAGAGAGTCCGTTACTCGCTCTTGATGTTTACAATATAGCTACTCTGAATTCACAAGTCAACCACTTTAACTCATAAGCTGGTGTATAAGCATGAGTTGTTGCAGATGTGCAACAGCCTTTTCCAGCTTGGTCAAATGCATCTTGTACTTTTCAAGCCCGCGGGACCTGCGGGCTTCCACTTCTAGAGAGCTAAGGGTCGAGACCATTTTGTCCAAATTGTCACAATACCGCTTCAAGTCAGGATTGTAGGGCATTCTTTTTAACCTGTCACGCAGTTCTGTGACAAGTTTGCGGGCTTCGATTGAATTATGAAAGCGTGACTCAGACATGCCCGTAGTCTATAAAAAGTTTGGGCATATGTCAACCTGTTTATGCTTTAAAACTAATACTTTCGCCGCAGCCGCAACTGCTAGCTGCTAAGGGTGATTTGATTTCAATCACGCTGCCTGTGATGTCTACTTTTTTATCTACCGTGCTTCCAATCAAAAATAGTTCAGAAGTCTTGTCTAGCCAAAACGTCCAATCATCATACGCTTTGCAGTAGTCATGTGAGGAAATATCATCAGCAGAATTGACTAGCTCCCACTTGTAACTGAATCCAGCACAGCCTCCGCCAGCAAGCGATAGGCGAACCCCAAGTGCTTTGGAGTTATCACATATCTGCTTAAAGTGTTCTTTAGCAATATCCGTGAAGTAAATTGCGTCTTTCATTTTATCTTTCTATCTGTCTGTGATTTAGGGGCGAGGTTAACCCCAGCCTATGCTCGTATTGTTTTTTTGTGCGAACTGTATGATCTCGATTAATCTATCTATATAACGATCAACTTGTGACTGACTCCGACCTGCATCGTACATAGTGGGGCCACGGCCAATACGAGCAACTCCTTGATCGTCGCTCTGTCGTCGCATTACACCCCTGTCCACGCTGGCATCTTGCGTGTGCTGTTGGCTACCTTTGTTTTTTAACATTATTAATCTACGCATGATATCAGGCAAGTCTTTATTATGTATGATTCCTGAATAATCCGGATCTAGTCCCAGCATCCGTTGAATCTCTTCGCCGTTAGCATTGCTTACTTGAAGTTCCGGAGCATCTGAGACTCTATCTTCTTCTTTGCCTGTTCCCCCGCAGTAAACGCATAGTTGCGTCCTATCTTTTCCAGTACCATCACAATCTCGACAGTCTATTGTTATCTTGCGTTCCCAATCGGAACCAGTCCAGTATTTTTCACCGGTGCTGAATTCTTTTTCTACGACTGGGTTAAATGTCATCCCTTCGTTTAGTAGTTCTTTTATTTTCATTTTATCTTTCCGTCTGCTCTAGCTTGGGGAGGGATGCCTGCTCTGGAAGTCTTGAAGCCGAATGCCTTAGCGTTCTTCTTGATTGCGTCTGGCTTTACATCTACAGTGAGGGCAGTCTTGAAGCGAGGATCGTTCTTTTCTTTTGCTGATGGAATGTATCCTGAGGCTTCGTCTATTTTAGGATTCTTATATGGCTCAGAATTGTCAAACACTGCATATATGATAGGGTAGTCGTCATCGCCGGCAAAATTAACTTCAATAGGCTTCTTGCCGCCTTCTCGTTTCACGAAATCTCTGATGACCTCGTCGTATACATCATCATAATCTGCTAAATATTGTGGATCATCGGATGGTAGTTTGCAGCGTCTTTCTGCATCTTCCTGGCACTCATCCGTAAACCCTTCAAAGTGAACACGGTACGGACCAAACTCCTCTACCCCAACCTCGTCAGGACTCAATGACTGTACGAAATCATCTATTTCATCTTCATATTGACTGTAATCTGAAGCTTCTTTAAGTTTCTTACCCTGTACGGCTGTAGTCTTGTTAGGCTCGTCAGCTAACCCAGTCTTTGCTCTGGGCATAAACTTGTTGATTGATTTGAGGGTGAGTGGGCCTAGCTTACCATCAAGGTCAAGGTTAGCACCATACTTCTTATTCAAATGTTTCTGAATCTTAAGCACTGCTGCTTTTCTATCTTCGGTTTCGTTTACCGGGTCGTAATCTTCGTTAGTTTCATCATCATCGTCTTTGTAAGGCAAGCGAGGCTTATAGCGTTCAGGATCGTAGGGCTTGATCTCTTTCGGTTTTTTGGGTTCTTTCGGTTTGTTGGATTCAGGGCCTCTCCAACCGCGTTCCCAAGCGCCTGCACCTTTTCTCATCGCTAGGTCGATGTTTTCACCTCTTTTTCGTGCCATGCGAACAAAGTGATCGATAACCTGCTGCTTGGTAGTGTAGCCCTCTTCCAGTACCTCATCTTCATCTGGTTCTTCTGTAGGATAGCGAACCATCATAGCGAAATGCTTGGCGTCTTTTACAAAACCAAATTTAGCGTAGAAGGCTTTGTTTCCTTGATTAGATGGTCTTAAGTATACGTTAAGACCTGCTTCATCTGCCAAACGAGCAAGTTCAGTCATGACCTTGCTGCCGGCTCCGGTTCCTAGCTTATCTGCATAGAGGTCTGTCAACTCCAATGCCGGAAAGTAGGCTTCCGGCAACTGGCGCAGTTCAGCGGTAACTCCCAGCGGTCTCGCAAACTTCTTTAATTCAGTAGCAATCCGGGATACATTAGTTGATGCCGGTGTGTCTGCGTCCTCTATGAAGAATCTGCTTTTGAAACGT